GGTCCATCTATGCAAGCACGAACTACCCGAAAGGGCTGTCTGTAGAATGGCAGTAGGTAGTAAGTCAGGTGTATCGTCCTGAAAGGGATAGTCTACAGAGCCACATCGGTGAGTAGGCAAGAGGGTTGGCGCTCTCGCGGTATACAGCCAAACTGACGAATACTGAAGGTTAACGTGTAGTTATTGAGTCTGACCCTGCAAGGAAAGGCAAGATAGCAATACAAGTGAGGAAGGGATAACCGGAATCGTGAAGTATGATTGAGTATCCCGCAAGGAGAAAGATACTAGGTGTGTGGTATTCCGTATCTAACAAGGTATGGAGCAACTGGAGCAGCACATCTTCGTAGGTTCGCAAATAACTCAGCGGTAGAGTAATCCACTTCTAATGGATCGGCTTAGGTTCAAATCCTAATTTGATAAACAAAAGCGAAAGACTGCTCCGGTATATGTTTAAAGGTGCTTAATACCGCACTCGCAAGAGAATGTGGTTCAGGGATGCTCGCAAGGCGGAACTGATTGATCGGAAAGATAGCGTAGGTTCTTAGCGGAACCGAACTGCTCGCAAGGCAGACGAAGGATAGATGGTCGAGTAGACATATGCGACGAGTCAACCGCCAGACTCTAAAAATGGCAGCATTGAGTGATACTAGATGACTGTAAAAGGCTCTAGTGGATAACGGTAGAACGCTCCTCGCAAGGGACGCGGTAATGACCAAAGGCACTCGTTCAATCCCGTAATCTCAGGGTTGGTATAACTAGACTAAATAATATTAGACTATTTTGATGAATAATGATCTATTACGAACTAGACGTAAGGCGCTAGATGGTATGAAAATCAGGCCCAGAACTTGAACGATCATTGTTCATCTAAATAGTTTAGCAGTCCCTTAGCGGGGGAGCCAGTTGGAGCGGATCATTCTTCGGTAACCAACAAACGGTCACATAGCCCAAGAGTAAGAGAATGTGAGGGGCTATACTGTTAAAAAGTTTAATGCGTCGGTGGCAGAGTATTCATGCACTTGCCTGCAAAGTAAGGGGACGTTGGTGAAAATCCAACTCGGCGCTCCAAAGTTTAATATCGTGGGGTAGAGGAGTCTGGTCGTCCTCGCTGGTCTCATAAGCCGGAAATCGTCGGTTCAAATCCGACCCCCGCAACCAGTTTCTTAGGTGGCTACTGACCTCCTACTGATGCTTCGGGTCAGAGGTGACTTGCACAACTCGCAAGTCTGATAAATGAGTAGCAAAATAGTGCGGGTATGGTATAGGGGTTGTGCCTCAGCCTTCCAAGCTGAAGAGACCGGTTCGAACCCGGTTACCCGCTCCATCCCTTAAACAAATTCACATACTCAGCAATGAGCGAAAAAATAGACGAAAAAATGTGGGCGTTATGTGAATTGTGCATTGTGAACTGCTGTCAAAGACGATAAATGATGGACCCAATCTATTGCAGGACACATGCGTTTAAACTCTAAAATAGGAACTCTAATGAAAAATTTGATTATTCTTTTTGCAACATTGTTTGTATCTACTCCTGCATATGCGGACACTATTCAAGGTGCGGCGGGCGGGACCATTCTGAATGGGAGCAACACTGTAATCAATGCAACATTAGATTATGCATCAAAAACTCCAGACAGCAATTGGCAACGCTATCTAGATGTTGGGTATATATACAACGAGACTCACGGAATCCTACTAAAGGATCAGGTGGATGCTGACGCTAAATTGGATTACAATTTGGACAAGCATAATTATCTCCAAGGTGAAGTTCGTTATGCATTTAATCAACTTGGATTTAATAAGAATAAGGCGGTGTTTGCTATAGGAAATGGCTACCGTCTCATTCATACCAAGAAAATGAAGTTGAGTTTTGAAACGTCAATTGGTATGGCAGAAGCAACGCACTTAAACGAATTTGTCGTTCGCGAAAGCGTATGGGCAAGTTATAATTTGAATTCAAAGACTCATATTGATGAAAAGTTTTTGATTGAGCATGGCTCTGTCCATGACTATATTCACAACACTGCCTCTGTTGTTTTTGATATTACTAATCATGTAAATTTAAGTGTAACTAATATTTACATTGATGATTATTCAATCACAAAACTTACCACTTTTAATATTGGTGTCAAGTTTTAAGAATAAATAAAGTTAATGCGGGTGTCGTATATAGGTATTACAGAACATTGCCAATGTTCAGAAATGGGATCGTCTGGCCCATCACCCGCTCCATCAAGAGCGATGGTTATCTACTAATAACATTGTTTGAACATGATACCATTGCAACAATCTCTTGTCAGTAATTACTAAACATCTGGTGTTAAATTCCGACTCAAATAGTTCTATCTTGAGTATAGATTTTCTATAATAATTTGGGCGTTTAGCTTTAGGATCAATGTATACATTGTATTCTGGTAGGTAAAAATCCGGAGTATATGATCGACCGTTAGATAGTAAAAATTTATCCGGTCGTGCCCATTTTATACCGTTCTCATCAAAAGATTTAGATAATAATATCTCCCAATTAGAATCAAAATAAAAATGTTTGCCAAACGAGTCGATGCCGGGAAGATTGCAGTCCCTGTTGCCTCCATTTTTCCCCCTCACGACATTTGATACATGGGATGCCATGCATTTTGATGAGCAAGTTTTGCCTTGTCTAATGTGTCTGGTATTGCATATTACACACACTTTAATCTCTTTAGGGGTTTTTGGATAGTTATATATTTTTCTGTTTGACAGGGTAACAATTAGTGATGCTGCTTGTTGCGATCTCCCTTCATCCGTGATGAGATGTTTATTGGTGTATACACCTGAGCATTTACGTGAACAGAAGATGTTTTCTCGCTGTTCATATTCAATAGTAATATTACACTCTTTGCATTTTTGAGGGGAAATCATGTATTTTTCAATATTTGTTTCCTTATTAAGATTTGCTAATGCCACGGATGCTTGTGTTGCTCTCTGTTGAGAACTTCTCGCCCCATCTCCCGCTTTTTTGGCATAATCCGGCTTGTGCCAGTTTTTGTGGCTACGTAGACTTCGTTCAGTCTTGAAAGATTTTGCACACTCGGTGCAGGTATAAATATTCATGCTGATTGCTCCTTCTAAGCGTTAGAGTAGTTGGAGACGCCAATCTCGTGAACTACACTTGTATTTATCAAAAAATATTAAAAGTATTTTTTTCCGCTACCCGCTCCAAAATAACAAATTACCGTCATCAGTTTTCTGATGACGGTTTTTTTGTGCCTAAAATCTTGACATTACTTATGGGCTATGGTATAACAAAGTATGAAAAACGAAAATGAATTTGATAAAATCACTGAAACTTGGGATGAGCGTAAGCGAAGAGACCTTGCTCCAGAAGTTATCACGGGCAACACGGTGATTAAACACACAGTTGAACTTTGTGATAGATGTAAGGGCTTTGGGTTTATAGAACGAGAAGAACTCGTTGACTATCACAAACGAGATTATGCTACTTTTCGCGAAAAGTGTAAAACGTGCGAAGGCGATGGAAAAATGATATTTATTCAGGAATATCTCACTTTCAATCACAGCGAAAAAAAGTATGATAGACGAATCCCTTATATTTCTGGGAAAAATGATATTGATCCTCACTTACATGAATCGCGTTGGTTTCGTCTGAGACCAGACCGGCGCGATACCCAACTGGAAGCAAAATATCCAGAATTGGCAGCAATGTCGTATGACAAGTATGATGATCTTGTTGAGAAATATCGTCTATTAGAGATATTGAAAAAGGAAGAAAATAGAGATTGACAATGTGTTTTTATCTATGTATTCAACTGAATTGAAGGAGAAAGAATATGGGTAATCGTTTCGTAATCAGTGATACACATTTTGGTCACACCAACTCGTGGGAAAAGTTCAAGCTGCCTAACGGTGATCCATTGCGCCCGTTCACTTCCACTGAGGAAATGGATGAAGCTATGGTTGAGCGTTGGAACGCTAAGGTCGGTCCCAATGACACCGTGTATCATCTGGGTGATGTCGTCATCAACAAGAAGTCGCTGCATCATGTCAAGCGCCTGAACGGTAAGAAGCGTCTGGTTCGTGGCAACCATGATATCTTCAAAGATCAGGACTATCGTGATGTTGGTTTTGATTCGCTGTATGGTGTTCGCGTGTTTGTTGATCAGTGGATTCTGAGCCATATTCCGCTGCATCCTGACTGTGTTACCGAACGTTTCCGTGTCAACGTTCATGGGCATCTTCATGCGAATGAGGTGCAGTGGCGTCCACTAAATGCCATGAATACGCTGGCGCGTGAACCTGATCCCCGCTATCTGTGTGTCTCGGTTGAACACACTAACTATGAACCGCTGTCTTTTGAAGAAGTGGAAGCACGTATTCAGAAGCGTTGGGAAGAAACTGGTTATACTCCACCTGTGAAGTCAGGTTGGGGTAATGGAAGTGGACCCAACTGAAAAAGTTGTTGACATGGGTTTGTGACTCTGTTACTATAATCAGATGAAACAAAAGGAACAGAATATGAAAAAGGGCACAATGCTTGCTAACATGCTGCATATCGCTACTACCGCTCATCACGGTCAGTTCGATAAAGGCGGAGCACCTTATATTCTGCATCCTCTTGCCGTTATGCAAATGACCAAGAGCAATGACGAAGAGATTAAGTGCATTGCTCTTGGTCATGATGTAATTGAAGATACTAAGATTACGTTCCAAGACCTTCGTGAACAAGGAATGTCTGAGCGTATCATTGAAGGTATCCGGGCGCTTACTAAGATGCCGGGTCAGACCTACGATGAATACAAGCAGGTGGTGTTCGCTAATCGCGATGCGATGATCGTTAAGATGGCTGATCTTCGTCACAATACTGATATTCGCCGCCTTAAGGGAGTCACTGAAAAGGACCTTACTCGTATGGCAAAGTATCAGATGTTTTACCTTGAATTGAAAGAACGGTTGGAGGCATGAATGTACGATGATATTGATTGGTTAAGCATTGATTCCTTCATTTGGGAAAATGATTTTCTTAAAGACATCAAAAACGCAGTTAAAATTACAAAAGCGAAGGACAAGAAGATGACATATGGGTGGCATAATCCAGAAGAACTTGACAGAGCAAACAAAGTTGCTGAAATAGCTTTGGATGCCCTCGAAAAAGGAATTACTGCTGAGCAGCTTCTCAAGCGAAACCCAGCGGTTCGCGCATTCTACGCCGATATGAAGGTTCGCAGAGAAAATGCGGCAAAGGAAGCACTGCGCGAGGCTGAACGCAAACAGAAAGCACTGGAACAGAAGGCTGCTAAAGAAGCAGCAAAGGCTGAAATCATGTCC